ACTCTTCGCCTGTGGGTCCGTAATCCATAAAACCATAATCTTCGTCTGAATAATAATCAGGTGTTGTTGGACGTTGCTGCTGTTGTGTTGTTTGACCTGGTGGTAATTGTAAGGGTGGGGGCGATGGTGGTCTGTATTCTGGCGAGACCGGTACAAATTTTGGTGAACCAGTTCCTGGATTATACTGTGGGGAGGAAGGTACGTATACCGGTGAACCCGTTCTTGGATTATAAGGAGGGGAGGAAGGTACGTATACTGGGGAACCAGTATCTGGATTATAAGGCGGGGAGGAAGGTACGTATGGCGGAGAACCCGGCGGATATACCCTTGGTGGAGGCGACGGCGCCCATGCTGCTACTGGCGATTGTGGCATATTATACGTCGGTGCAAATGGATTTTGTGCAAATGGATTGGACGTGTCTGATGGTTGAGCAAACGGTGTCGGGACAACAGCTGGGGTCTCTTTCCATGGATCTATCCATCCATATGCATCCTCCACTTCCTCTCGCGCGGCGTCGTCTTTTTCCATAACATCTCTAGTTTGCTGTATATCTTTATATAAAGCATTATCTTCCGCCAGCTTGGTCTTCGCCTTCGCGGCAACTTCCTCCAGGCTATTCATTCCAGTGAGTTTAATAACGGTATTAGAATCTTTCATAGATGTCAACTGATCAATGTTATCCTCAGTTATAATTCTCATTTGAATATTCATAGCTTGAAGCTCTTGATATAGAAGCTTGAAGGCATATGGTACTTTAACAATTGAGAAATCTCTCCCAAATCTTGTAATTGGTACAATATTCAATCCACCCTCTAGATTTTCAACAAATTTTATGGGACCGTCTGCCATGGGACTGAGGAAAATATTCCTACTTTCATTATAAACTGCGATTGTTCCTGTATTATTGCAAATTGCCATATAATACTTATCACCTCTCTCCATCATTGATTCTTGAAGGAATGTAGATAATCCATGCGATATAATAGCATCGCGGTCCATTTCTCCCACGCGTAATCCACCATTATTTGACCTTCCTTGAACTGTTTGCCGTGTTAATACTGTACGGGGTCCTCGTGCTCTATAATTTATTTTATCTTTAACCATATGCTTTAATCGTAAATAATATGTGGGTCCAAAATAAATTTCCGTTTCAAGCTGCTCGCCAGTCATTCCATTGTACATTATTTCATTACCCGTTGAGCTGAACCCTTCTCTTATTAACAAATTACCAAATTCTTCATTTTTCGGTCCTTTATTAATGAATGCAGTACAATCGCCCAATGCTCCATTTAAAACACAGGCTTTTGCGGTTAATACTTCGACTAAATGACCGATTGTCATTCTTGAGGGAAGGGCATGTGGATTTACAATTATATCCGGTCGTAAGCCTTCTTTGTTAAAAGGCATATTTTTTTCATCAAGCACTATCCCAATGGTCCCCTTTTGTCCTGCCCTACTGCAGAATTTGTCGCCAATTGCAGGAATTCTATCATGACGAATTCTAATTTTTGCCAATCGCAAACCATTTTCAGTCTCGGTTATAAAGGATTTATCCACGTGCCCCAATTGCCCTTTCTTGGCAGCAACAGATTCATCCACATATATCTCTCCGGATGTTAAACTATTGACCGCTTTTCCAATTAAAATGGTTTTATCATTCACCTCAGTATTTTCTTTAATCAGTCCAGAATCAGAATCCAGATGACTGTAGTCATATCCGGGCTTCAGTCCAATTACATCGTGATTCTCAATATCCATAAATTGACTTTTAATTTCAGATCCACCCACCTTCGTCTCCTCTTCTGTGGATTCATATACATTAAAATATGTTGTACGGAATAATCCTCTCTCTAACGCAGCGCGATTCATAATAACGGCGTCTTCTACATTATATCCCGTATAGCAAGCAATTGCCACAATCGCATTGATGCCGTAAGGATGTTTATTATTTGTTATAGGACCATAATATCTACTACGAACAATTGGATTCTGTCCATAATTTAGAAGTAATGCTGATTTATCCATGCGGTTTTGAAAATTAGTATGAAACATTGAAACGGCTTGTTTACTTTGTCCGCAGGAGAAGGCATTGCGCGGATATGGATTTGTAGATGGAAAAATAACTTGATTCGCCATCATGCTTAAAATTACAGAGGGATCAATTTCAATATGTGTTATTTTCTTTGGGATATAAGTCGTACGTGATTGTCCTGTTGCTGCCAACATAACACCTTCCATTTCTTGCGTATCAATGTACTCAATCATTGCTGTTGTATTTTCAAGATTATTCTTTTTAGTAAAAATATCGGGAGATAAGATTGCATTATTATTAATTTCGCGCTCGCCTCCAGTCTTACCTGTTCCTAACACGCATTCTTTCCAAGATAATGTTTTACTAGTTATTTTCTCAATAAGTTCATCGTCTTCATAACTAATTCTATCGCCCTGTATATGAAATAGTGGATGACAGGGTCGCCCAGCATCGGTTTGTATATGAATTTCATTCCGCTGTTCATTCCATCGTATACTAGTAAAAATATTAAATAAGCCGTTGCGGCGGTATAATAATAAATATGCTTTCATCTCTTGCGGTGTAGCTGTAACGCCAACCCATGCACCATTAATAAAGATTTTAGTAACGTCACTTATATATTTTAAGGTACACTCCTCTAGTAATTGCATATTGAATCCGGCTTGCCGAAGGAACTCAATAAAAGGATACCCAGATAATCGTTTTGTTACATGTGTCATAATTGAAAGATGTTTATGAAGACCAACATTCCCACCATCTGGTGAATGTATCGGACATAAAATCCCCCATTGGGTACTATTAATATAGCGTGGACCCACGATCTTAGCACCGTCTGCTGCAATTGGGGTATTCGTTTTTCTCATTTGTGCCATAGTTGAAAAGAATGATAATCTACTTAAATCTTGCAATACCCCCGGTTTTTTGGTATGAGCCTCGGACCCCCAATCTCCTTTGAATGCCCGCGAAAACCCCGCTTCTACCATTCTATTATTGAATATTAATGATTGGTTATCAACAATCAAATTTAAAAAATCCGTGTTTTGATAGCTGCTAGCATTCGCTTTCACAGCATAAAAATACTCTTCGTCCATCTTTAGAAATATATTCTTCTGTTGTAACGTATAATATTCTTTAAACAAATCATATACCAAGGTACCTGGTATTTCCAAACGTTTATATAAATAACTATCTCTATCTGTAGGTTTACTCTCTCCATGGGCAACTTCTAATAAACGTTTTACAATATAACCCACGTATAAAGCCTTTTGCTTAAAATTTAACTCTCCTATATGAGGTAGGAAATAAATCATTAATATTTGTAAGGCATGACTTATTGTCTTACCCTTAGTGAGGGTTGCTATAAATTTTAATGCGGCTTGTTGTGTAAATACTAACCCCGCGTCATGTACACAAGGGCGCAATGTTTGTAAATAATGTGGATATTTATCAATATCTAAAAGACAATATTCAATTATTTCCTTGTCAGATATTACGCCCAAAGCTCTCATTACAATAAATAAAGGTACTGCCTTTCTTACATTTGGAATTGATATAACAATTTGTCCATTACTGGCTGTAGGCGTTTCTTTTATCATCTTCACTGCTAATGTTCTTACTGGTTTAGATGCATCTTCTGATACTGATCGTATTTTCGCCGAGTAACTAACTAGATCATTTGGATCTTTTTGTATGTAAAGCATGTTATCAGCAAACTTTTCTTGTGAAATAATCACCTTTTCTTTACCATCGATAATAAAATATCCACCCGGATCACTAGGATCTTCTCCCATATTTCTTCTTACATCAGGTGCCATTTGGTTCAAAATACACAAATTAGAGCGTAACATAATTGGGAAGCGACCCATGTATAGTTTTTCAAGTGTTATTTCATGCTCAACCATTCTATACTTCCCAGAACCGTCGTCAAGCGGCAAATATAAAGTAAATTCAATATCTACGTCATAATGTATCGTAAAAGAATATGTTAAATTCTTTAACCGTGCTTCATTTGGATACATGAATTTATTTTCTTGATCGCCATCATGAATAATTGGTTTACCGTAGTAAATTTTAGTACCGGATTTACCTCCTATAAATAATCGCGCTTGATATCTATATTCTTCCAATGCAAGGGTTTTGACAGCACCTGCCCCCTTGGATTTTTCCCATCTTTCTTTATTTTGTTCTTCACTAGCGTCCGGAAATCTTTCGGAAATCTCATCCTTTGTCAGCGGAATTTCTTTCCCACTTGGTAAAGTATAACCTACAAATCTTGTTTCTTTATCAATAATAATTTTTTCTTGATTTTTAAAAAAGTGAATTGGATTTTTTTCTCGTAATAATTGAGGTAGACCTGTATCATAAAATTCATTATATGATTCGAGATGATGATTTACTAAAAAGGATGGATTATCTTTGAAGTATAAATTCAATATCTCCCATGGTATCGGATTAAAACTCATTCTAGTATATCTTATGTTTATATTTTTAAAGAGTTTTCAATAAGAATAATATTTAATTATATTAATCTTATTTTTTATTGGCTAAAAGAAGAAATCCAATCAAAACAAACATGAGGAGAATGGGGGCTATTACTAGGAACCAACTCAAATCTTTCCAACCATGACTACATAGCTCATTTAAGATAAATGTCCAGAGGGCAATATATAAAAATTTGAAGACGAAGAATACTAAATTTGTATGTGGCAAATCAACTGTTTTCCTCCCGACTGTATATTTCATCGGCATTGCCGCATTTTGAACAATTAATGCTAAAACACTTGTTAAAGAAATTAATAGATATACCTTTGCTGGTGTACATAATGAGTAATATTTTTTCAGTAGTTTATTCATTATATACAATATAAACATAATATTTAGTTATAGGCTTGGTATGGTGCTTTGGATGCCTGTAGACCTGCATCTTGATATAGCTTAGACATCGCCGGTGCTGGCGAAATCGCGTTCTGTGACTTTCCAATAGGCTGCACTGTGGGCGCAGGACTCATCCGCCCGGCATATCCATTCCAGTTATCCCAAAGATTCACAAGTTTATTGCCTGCTGACCAGTATGCGTCTCTAACATCCGTGCCACCGGGTAGCGCATTTACTACACTAGATGTTGTACCACCTCTCTGCTTTTTTCGTCTGCGACGGCGCTTCTTCCGTTTTCCCGCACCCTTTTGGCTTTTCGCCCCCCATGCCGAATTAGTAGATTTGGGAGCACCTACAACGCGGTTATTCTTCGCATAGTAATATTCGCCATCATGGACCTGAGTGACTCCCGGAACAGGAACATTGACTGGACCAAAGGGCGGAAGGACCGGTTGAGAAGGTCCTTGGAAGTTGGCAGGCGATAGAGGAACTTTGATTCCCGAATATCCACCCCGCTGCCTCAATCTTTTCTTAGCATACTTGGTTCTGCGCCGTTTTTTATAAACTCCTTTTTGACCGCGACTTCCTTTGCACACGGTGTAGCGTTTGCCGCTTTTGGTTCTGCGACGCCAGCATTTTGTTCTTCGCTTTCTTCCACCAGATCTACGTCTTGTTCTACGCATTATATATATTAACAAGATATTTATTCAATATCAACATGAGTCAGCATATGTCGGCGACAGCACATACGCGTTAATTTTAATTTATCCATAACTACACCCTCTGGGGTCTTGGCTGCACTATCTTTTGTTAGATAAACTACATTTTCAGGGTCCTCCCCACTCTGCGTTTTCATCTTTCGTACCTCTCGTACATAAAATTGGTATTTGTTTGCTAAAACGTTCCCACAGGTAAAGCACTTCACTGGAATGATCATGATTTGATTTATATATTATAATAAACATATAAATCAATTTTTCTAAATATTTATCTTCTTCTTTTGAAAATATAGTGCATCGACATCTTCCGCATTCGTTCTATGTGTCATCCCTAAAGGTTGCCCCGCTGTAATACTTACAGCAACACATTGATCCTTAAGTTTATCATTTTTCTTCTTACTCTCTTCTTTAAATACAGCCCAACCGCAGCATTCTGTTAAATTACACGCATTGCGCCCCAGTTTATTACAGTTTTTTTGTCCACCGTCCGCTTCAGTCATATTTTGTTTGCAAAAATGCATTGCTAGCGGCGTATTACCTGTCATGCCCTCCACTACTACAACTTTCTGTAGTTTGGGGTGTGATTTTATAAAGTGTACGTTATGTACTACCATATATACCATGATCAGTGCGAATATTAATACTACAAGAACGATTTGAAAAAAATATTTTCCTATAAATTTCATTGAGCCTGCTATAAAATCAACCATATATATACTATTTCAATAAATTAAATAACATCCAATCTCATCCCTTCGCTGGTCTTTGTTCGTTTATGTTTAATATTTTGCCTTGTTAATTTATCATGACAAGTCTTGCAAATATTCATAAGATTCGCCTTATGATTCTTAGAAAAATGCGATATAAATCCATTCTCATCCGCATCACATTGTGGTTGCATATGATGAACCTCGGTTGCATCTTTACCGCAAAGCTCGCATTTGTCTCGTAGTTTATTACTATTGTACCGCGATTTTTTGAGTCCAAGTGTTGTATTTTGCTTCATTCCATATGTACAACGATACTTATTTGCAAGTGCTTGGAATTCTGCCGGCATGGACAATGCCTTACAAACTTCTAAACCGTACAATTTATTACCCGGTCCATCTCGTAATTTACGGTCATATATCAAAATACCGTCTTGTTCATCATACCTTACAACCATGTGTTGGAGAGATAATCTTCCTAAATTCATCAATTCTTCTCTTTCTGTTAGTTCATGAAAGTGGGTGGCGAATATAAAGGAGGAATTCTTTTTATGCAATAATTCAATGCCAGCACTAACAATACAAAGCGCTGAAGTGGTCTCAGTGCCACTACATAATTCATCTCCAAGTATTAAACTATTATCATCCGCCCCTCTTATAATTGCATTTAATTCCGTCATTTCCACAGCAAAAGTACTCAACCCTTTAAAAATATCATCATTACCCAAAATACGCGTGAAAATAGCGTTATATGGATTATATGTAAAACTAGAACATGGAACAAAAAACCCGGATTGAGCAAGAACAATAGACATGCCTATGGAACGAATCAAACTAGATTTTCCCACAGCATTCGTACCAAATAATAAAATACCAGTATGCTCTTTGTCCCTTCCCAAAGAAATATCATTTGGGACATATAGCTCGCTTGTATTGATATGTTCTATTAAAGGATGCCTAATTTGTTTCGCATCAATAAATGACTGTTCTACCGTTGTATCAATAACTGGTTTGCAATAATTATACTGTTTACTGACATGGACGCGAGCTAGCAGGAAATCCAATTTCGTAACGTATGCGATTATCGTTTCAAATTCATCCTTATATTGAAGGAATGATTCAACAAATTTATCAAAAGAAGATTGTAATATTTCTTTATAATTAGATTTGGTTTGTGATATTTTGTGGTATAGCTTTGTAATGACTGAACTATCAAGTCGGATATTACTCCCACTTGCTCTACTTTCCTTTATATCTCCTATATCTAAGTCAATTGATTTATCTTCATCTTTATATTTGTAATTCACAACATTATTAAATATACCCTTTTCCTTCATTGCCTTTTCTAATAGCATCATAGAGCGAAACCTCTTCTTTGTCATCATTAGATATAACCCACTTTTCTCTGTGTGATGGATTTTAATGGGATTTTTTTCCTTCTGAATAATATTAGCCAAATGATCTCTAATAGCATCTAGCTTTACCAGCGAGTGCTTATAATCTTCTTCGGCAGTATCTAGTTCTGGGAATATACCGCTATTAAATATATTAATATCAAAATCACGACAGGATACACTTCCTGCGGCTTTAATATTTAATGTCGTTTTGATTTTCTTTGATAAGGTTTTCAAATGTAAGTTTACTAAAGCCGTGTTAGATAGATATTGTGATATCTTACTATCTGTATCAACCACCTTTCTTGTTTTCTTGATTGTTGTCAGATTATCTGCTAGAACAGCGAGATCTACCGGAACAACTCGCTTCAATATTAACTTACGAAATAGACGCTCAAAATCAGTAATATGTGTTAAGGAACTGAAGAGATCCTTCCATGTATCTCCAGAATCATATTTCTCGGAGAGATACTCTAATATCCGATATTCATTATTCAAATAATCGCAATTGGTGGTTGGATTAAGTATTTGTTGCGTTAAATGTCGTTTTCCCATAGCTGTCTTACATTTATTGACTAATGATAACAATGATGAATATTTGGATTTATTTCCAATATCTACGATATTAAGTTGACGTAATGAATGATTTGCTAATCGAACTCTGTCTTGCACATTCGTAAATATCGGCAATTTCAACTGTCTAACAAGTCCATGATTATGAAAATCAAGAAAGTTTAAAAGGAATACTAACGATCGTACCGCAAATTCACGCTCACGGAGAGAATGTGTTTCATAAAAAATATCATAATCTTTAATTGAATAATACCGCGTTAGTTCTCCTTCTTGATATGTTTGTTTTTGAGCATTTGTTACTGCGTTGTTCCATTCGCTTGTGGAATCATTCATATCCACTTTATGAATGAGACGACTTTCTATGTCCGCAAACGAAATTATATCATTAATTTGCTTATCTTCGCAATTATGAATGATGATTAGCTCGTTTGGCTTATAACTGCAATAAAATCTCTCCAATTCATCAAAAGTAGTTGGGTTGTGGAAATAATTTTCCACACATTGGAACGTATGAACGTCGCCTGAAGATATATCTACACATGCTATCCCACAGCTAACTCTCGGTTTTTTATTCAACAATGTCTTATTATATATCTCTATCCAGACGGTCATTGTTCTATTTGATCCACCTTCGCCAGATTCAAAATTTGTACCTGGAGAGAAAATACCCAGTTCTTTTCTAATACTCGGACAACTTGGATCTTGACAGTGTACCGCAACAGTCCATCCGGCATCGTTGAGCTTCTTAACATACTTTTCTAAATGTAATTCCGGGAAGCCGCTCATAAATACAGATAATCCGTCGCATTTTGATCGTTTATTAGCAATTCGCATATCACAAATTCTTGAAAATTCTGTAATTCTTGCGCTAGTAAATTCACCATTTTTTTTACAACAATAGACTTCATAAAATGAACCACATTGTAACAAAAACATGGTCCTCTCTCCAAATCTTTGAACATACTCCTTTTCTTTCTTCATATAAGAACGAATCATCGCCATTATATAAAGTAACACCCGGATTATTTAATATAATTCTCTAATTATCTAACTCCTTATTTAAGTAATTGAACAATAAATTCTCAGGATTTTTATTAAACACGTTCCCTGCCAAAAAAGAATCTTCATATAATCTACGCAACACATCTTCTGGTGCCGTTGTTCCGGCTTTAATTAAGTTATGTTTTCTTAAATATTGTTTCACTTCGCTCAGACAGCGTTCACGAAGTGTCTTCTGTTCATTTTTGATTAACTTACGGGTTTTTCCCGATTTAATTAAAACGGAAACATTCCCCTTTTTCCTATTTTTACCCAGATGAAAGATTTTGACCGTTCTTTTCTTTCTTTTAAATTTTTTAATCGGCTCTGGACGTTTTGTTGAGATCTTTGCTTTTAACAAATCCAACTTATTTTTCCTATCTTGAAACTTTGGATCTGGTTGTGGTAGGGGGTTAAATGTGATTTTTTCCTTTTGATGCAAATTATCCCTCCTTTTTAATGTTCTTTTGTATTCTTTATATGTAGGTTTCTTGCCCCCTTTTAAACATCCATATTTTGGTTCAGGTGCCATAGGAATGTGTGATGATTTATTTGGGGGAGAAGATGGCACTGTTGTGATTGCTGGAGTAGTTATATTTATTTTCGGAACTACCAGAGGTCCTGTATTCGGCGCCGGGTGTGTAATTGGTTTGGCATTTGGAGGCGAGGGAGCTATTGGAGCATTTAACGCAATAGGGGGCGATGATGGCGGCGATTCCTCCCCACCACCTTTTTTTTTATTGCGTGACGTACGCCGTTTTCGTCTTTTCTTTTTTTTGGACGTTATAATTTTTTCCAGATATCCCAATTGATCATTAAAATCCTTAGTAAATTTTTGCGTTTCATCCTTTTCTTCAACTTTGGTTTGCGTTTTATGTTGATGATCTTTTATTTTACTCATTAGTTTCTTCTTAATATCGTTAGGTTTAATAGATGCTCTGAGATCTTTACGCTTCCTTCTTTTTCTTGTTGATTTATTAGCACCTCCTATTTTTAAAAAATTTGGATTTATTTGAATCATTTTTTTTGCACTCATTTTATACTTAATATTATTTAAAATATCAAGTATAAACGGATTCTAAAGATACATATGTGGTATGCCTTCTGATAATTTATCCTTTCTTTCTTTCACTTCGTTATTTGAAATAAACATCTCAAAACCTTTATCCATATCTGCCTCGGTAAGAACCGTTTTTTCCTTCTGGGGTTTACAAAAAACGCGCCGTCCATGTGCTATTTTAGTTTTTGCCAATAACGTTTCCATATCCCTACCATAAAATTTAAAATAATCCATTTTTGTTTCGAACCATCTATCGCTAAGCTTAAAACCAACTTTCCAGTGAATATCCTTCACCTTTTTTTCAAATATTCTTTTTAATTCCTCGGATGAATAATCATCTGTATGAAAACGCCAAGGGAAACGTGAATCTAAACCTTGATTATATGCGAAAAAACATTTTTTAAGGTCTTCTTCGTATCCAGCAATAATAACCATTAGTCTGGATTTATGATCGCTCAATGATTCGCATAAGGTGTCAATACATTCCTTTGCAAAACTATCTTTCTTCTCGCTATTTCCCAAGGCGTAAGCTTCGTCAATAAATAATACACCGCCTAGAGATTCTTTTACAACATCTTTAGTTTTTATCGCCGTTTGTCCTAAATAACCTGCTATTAAATCCGCCCGCGTTACCTTTTTAAATATATTTTTATTCAAGATTCCGATGGAAGAAAATATAGATCCCATAATTTTTGCCACCTCCGTTTTGCCTGTACCAGGAGGACCATATATAACGGTATGCATAAAGTCATTGTTTTTATCCAACCCCTGTAGAAAATATATTACCTGATCTACTATAGAATCCTTTAATTTATTCATCCCAATCATTGAATCTAAATTGCGTAGGGGCTTATCTATATTATGTAATACTTTCATATCGATGTTGTATTCAACATCTATTTTCAGTGGATAATCATCAATAAGTTTTAAAATATCTGTTAAACCGTTAATTTCACGATTTATTGTCACCTTCTTTTTTGGAATAACTGGTGGAGGCAACGGTGGAGGTAACGGCGCGTTTTGCGAGTTATATGGATAACGCTGTAATCTCGGCGGCGGAGGGAACGCAAAAGAGGCATTATCAAATGTGTTAGATGACCATATGGCATTCCGACGCGGTCTATAATTATTACCCCAATCTGACATTACAGTATTCTGTTTATTCTGACTGGCATCATACAATAAATTATATTTGTCCGTCACCGTTTTAAGAAATTCACTCAATGAATCATTTTTTCTAGGAACGATAGCAAGGTTTTTTGATGCGTCTAAAGTGTGTGTTATATTAGCATATGAAGGATTTAATTTACTTTTATTATTATCTCTATTTCGTTTTATTTCGTCTAGAATAGAGCTGAATGTCATATTAAAATAATGTTTGTTTTCATTTAAATCGCTTTGGTTGTTATTATCTAATGTATTATTAAAAGGGAACTTTACATTTTTATTCCTATTACAACCATGTAGGGGGAAAAAGAATGGATTAATTACCTCATTATTACTAGGATCGTTTACATTCTTTTGGTTTTTTTTATTAGGATTCTTTGGATCATTATTATTATTACGATTATTATTGTTGCTCATATATATTAGTCCAATATTATTTTGATTTTGGATATTCATTTAAAGATAAATTGAAATATAAATTAATCCACTTATGAGTAGAAATCACACAATGTCTTGTTCCACCAAAAACGACATAAATCCAGAATTACCATGGAAAATTATTGAATCTTATTTCAAGGGGCAGCATCTCAAAAGGTGTATTCGCCATCAGCTCGAGTCATATAATGACTTTGTCATCAACCAAGTCCAGAAAACGATTGACATGTTTAATCCTGTTACCATCCGTTCGGAGCAGGATTTTGACAAGGAGACGAATAAGTATAGATTGGAGCTAATTATTACATTCAATAACTTTCATATATATAGACCGCAAATTCATGAGAACAATGGTGCAACCAAAACCATGTTCCCACAGGAGGCGCGCCTGAGAAATTTTACCTATGCCTCGGCAATGACGGTAGATTTGGATATTAAAATTATCCACAGGTGTGGTGAGAATCTTTCCCAGTGTGAAACGCACTATAAGAAATTGCAAAAAATTCATATTGGGAAGATGCCTATTATGGTGAACTCTGCTATTTGTGTATTGACGCAAAACTCGCATCTTAATGCAAATATTACAGGTGAATGCCGGTTTGACGCAGGCGGATATTTCATTATTAATGGGTCGGAGAAAACGTGCATTGCCCAAGAACGTGCTGCTGAAAATAGGGTTCAGTGTTTCAATATCATGAAAAATAATAATAAATGGTCGTGGTTAGCAGAAATTAAATCTATTCCAGATTTCAAATGCATATCGCCAAAACAGATTAATGTCATGATCTGTTCTAGAAATAATGGCTTCGGGCACCCTATCCAGGTTCAAATTCCGCGCATTAAACAAGCTATTCCTTTATTTATTCTATTCCGAGCGTTGGGGATTATTGAAGATAGAAAGATCTGTTCATTGATACTACTAGACATAAATGCGAAAAAAATGGAAAGAATGTTATTTGCGTTGAAGGCGTCAATAATTGAAGCTAACAAATATCTAACACAAGACGAGGCATTGAATTATATTGTATCGTATGCGATGTATACTCCGATTAATATGACTCCGGAACAAGGTGCGATGAAGAAGAAAGAATTTACATCAAATGTTTTGGGAAATGATTTATATCCACACTGTGCTACTGAAAAACAGAAACTCTATTTTCTGGGATATATGACAAACAAACTGCTTGCCACTAGTTTTGGTTGGAGGAAAACAGATGATAGAGATGCATATTTCAATAAACGGATTGATCTAACGGGAACTTTGTTGAACAACCTATTTCGTAATTATTTCAATAAGCTGGTCAAAGATATGACCAAGCAGGTTGTGCGAGAAATTAATAATGGATCCTGGCGATCTACAGAAAATTTCATGAATATTATCAACAGGACAAATATTTATAAAATTGTAAAATCTACCACTATTGAGAATGGTATCAAACGGGCTTTGGCTACAGGCGATTTTGGTGTTAAAAATTCCAACTCTAATAAAGTCGGTGTAGCGCAAGTTCTGAATAGGTTGACATATGTATCAAGTCTTAGTCACTTGCGGAGAGTAAATACCCCGATTGATAAAAGCGGTAAGCTAATCCCTCCTCGTAAGCTACATGGTACTGGTTGGGGGTTTATGTGTCCCGCCGAGACACCAGAAGGTGCTCCTGTCGGCGTTGTTAAAAATCTAGCATATCTTGCCCATGTTACGATAAGGTCAAATAGCCAGCCTATCTATGATATTATTACACCTCGCATTACTCCAATTGAGGAGTGTGAGCCCGAAACATTATATGAAAGGATCAAAATTATTATCAACGGTGCATGGGTTGGAGTTACAGAAAAACCGTATGAACTTTATAAATTCTTGAAAATAAAAAAAAGCGAAGGGGTTTTGAATATATATACTAGTATTGTATTTGATTGTCCTGCCAGAGAATTGAGGGTTTGTAATGACGCCGGTCGACCGACGCGACCATTACTTAAGGTCAACAACAATAAATTACTTCTAACGCCAGCTATTCAAAAACGTATAATGTGTGGTGATCTTGGTTGGGACGATATGTCTTTAAATCACGATATACCTGACTCAATTATTGAATATATTGATCCCGAAGAACAAAATTATAGTATGATTGCTATGAATGCATCAAAACTAGAAATGGTAAAATACAAATATACACATTGTGAAATTCACCCCAGTACCATATTTGGCATTTTAGCCAGCTGTATTCCATATCCTGAGCATAATCAGTCTCCGAGAAATACCTATCAGTGTGCTATGGGTAAACAGGCAATGGGAATGTATGTTACCAATTTTGATAATAGAATGGATAAAACAGCATATATTCTTTCAACGCCTATGCGCCCTCTAGTAGATACTCGTGTGATGAACTTTATTAAATTAAATCGCATACCTTCGGGTGGGATGGTGATTGTGGCAATTATGTCCTATTCGGGATACAACCAGGAAGATAGTGTGATTTTCAACCAAGGAAGTTTGGATCGCGGTTTGTTCTCCGCGACTATTTATCATTCTGATAAAGATGAAGATAAGAAAATTCATGGAGATGAAGAAATCCGATGTAAACCAGATGTATCAAAAACAAAAGGTATGAAATTTGGCAATTATGGAAAGTTAAATAACAAGGGCGTTATTCCTGAGAATACTCTTGTTGAAAATAAAGATATTATTTTAGGAAAAGTCATTCCCATTAAGGAGCACCGAAATGACCATACAAAGGTAATTAAATATGTAGATCATAGTAAGATTTACAGGACCCGTGAAGAGTCTTATATTGATAAAAATTATATTCACCGAAACGGCGATGGTTATACATTTGCCAAAGTAAGAATTAGGACACATAGAAAGCCTTGTATCGGCGACAAGTTCAGCTCTAGGCACGGACAGAAGGGTACCATCGGAGTGGTACTACCTGAAACCTCGATGCCCTTTGATGAAAATGGACTTCGACCGGATATAATTATCAACCCGCATGCTATCCCATCGAGGATGACAATTGGACAACTTAAGGAGACCCAATTGGGAATTGTACTTCTTGAATTAGGATTGTTTGGCGATGGCACCAGTTTCAATGATCTACCTGTTTCAAGGATTCGTGAATTATTGTCCGAGAATGGTTATGAGTCGCATGGAAATCATCTTCTAATGAATGGATTTACAGGTGAACAAATAGAAACATCTATATTTATGGGACCTGCATTTTATCAGAGGTTAAAACATATGGTCAAAGACAAGCAGCACGCCCGTGGTTCTGGACCGATGGTTGTCTTGACACGTCAGCCAGCCGAAGGCAGAGCCAGGGAAGGGGGGTTGCGTTATGGAGAAATGGAGCGAGATTGTATGGTATCTCATGGTTGTAGTAGATTTACCAAGGGAAGATTATATGATTCATCCGACAAATTTGTTGTATACAGCTGTAGACAATGTGGAATGTTTGCGATATTCAATAATGAGAAGAAGATCCATCATTGTAGAACCTGTGGTAATCGGACCGCCTTTGCGAGACTTAATGTACCTTATGCATTCAAGTTACTGTGTCATGAACTAATCACTATGAATATTGCCCCGAGATTAATTGCAGAATAAATATTTAGAAAAATCTCTCTCGTATTACTAATGGATAATATTATTAATTATTTGTCTCCCAACAATGAAAGGAATAATTTTTCTTTCAAAAAAAAATTTCCATTTCATAAGAGATGTTATGAAGCAGAACGCATAAAATTTAAGTATCCTGGTCGTTTTCCAATCATATGCGAGCGAGCCACGAACACCATACCGGAGTTGGATAAAAAGAAATATTTGGTCCCTTCAGACTTGACCCTTGGTCAATTTATGTATGTTATTAGAAATAGAATGAAATTATCTCCCGAGATAGGATTGTACTTGTTTGTTGGGGAACATTTTACCATTCCTGGTAATACTACACTGATAAGCAGTGTATACGATACCCACCGAGATGAGGATGGTTTCTTGTATATTCATTATAGTGGAGAGAATACTTTTGGATAAATATTTATATTTAGTAAATATATATGTCGTGTGGTTTAGGATTATCGTTTTTTCCGACTCAATACAAATCCCCTACGGGATTAGAACGGGCTGGTTGTCCAATAAGGCTAAAAGAGCTCAATAATGCAAGTAAGGTTAGTCCTACTAAGCTTAAAGGTGCTCAGGTAGCTCGTGAGAATTATATTAGACGCCGTGTTGCAACGATCAAACAGGTTAAATCTTGTCTAGAATTGAAAAAAACTCCGAATTGTGACGAAGCGGAATACGCCTATGGACCAGTATTCGGAATTGCCCGAGGACCAAAATATGGTGGACGCAATCCTGCAAAGGGATGCAAAGGTGGCGGATGCGTAAATGTTTACTATGCAAACGGTGGCACCGGAGCAGATGTTGTACAGTGGAAGAGATTATACGGAGGACCGAGAGTATTATTCAATACGAGCAATTGCTCTTATGGTTGTTGCGGAAAAGTTGG